GACTCAGAAGGATCTCCTATCCAGCAATGACCTCCAAGCATCTTTCCACCAGAATGAAACCTTTTAGCACCGTCACTAAATATTGATTGTACAGACTGAATTTCTCCATCTGCACCATATACAGGTATGATTAACTTTCCGCCAAACATACGAGCCATATTTGGACGTATTCCTTTGTTAGTAAGATAATCATGACTTACAACTGGAACAGCATTATCAAATAAAACCTGCGCTTCCTTTGCTGCTACATAATAAGACGCATCACGTTCAGCTATTGCTTTTCGTTTAGCTTCTTCAAACTGTTGACGCATAGCCTCCTGCTCATGTATGTCTGGAACATAATCACGTTTCTCATGCCATTGGTGTTGCTCTCCACTGCGCCAACAACCAAACACAGCTCCTTTTGCATCATCAAAAACATGCACCCAACCAGAGCGATCATTACGCCTGCCGTTGGTTGAAAATCTTGTAACTTTACCAATAGCTATATTAGATGGTGGTTCATAACCAACTGACCTTATTGCATCACATAACTCAGGCAACATTGAAATAGTCACTCAGTCTTTTAATTAAATCATAGGGAATGATCTTCAATTTATTATTGGCAAACTTCCACAATACATTATATTTAATGCCAGTATTCTTTGATAAATAAGTTAAGTTTAAAGGTTGCAGTTTATTAATTATTTCTTCTGGTGTGAACATTATTTTTTTCCCTTTGTTAAAAATTATTTTGTTTTAGGTGTTGCAATTCTAAATTATTTAAGTAAAATGTGCAACGGAATTAGAGAAAAAGATTTTTAACCGTAAGGAGAAACACCATGAGCGTACTAAGCTCTATTGCTAAACCAGATGATCGTTCGATCATTTGCACTATAACAGGTGATGCTGGACTTGGAAAAACAAGTTTAGCTGCCACATTTCCAAAACCTATATTTATCAGAGCTGAAGATGGTTTACAAGCCATACCTGTTGCTTCAAGACCTGATGCTTTCCCCATTCTTAATACTGTTGACCAATTATGGGAGCAACTAACCGCTCTTATAAAAGATCAGCATGATTATAAAACTTTGGTAATAGACAGCGTTACGCAGTTAGACAATCTATTTATGAATCACATAGTCGATACTGACCCTAAAAAACCACGCACCATAGCACAAGCATTAGGTGGATACGGAGCTGGTTTTCAAGCATTAAGTTCTTATCATGGCAGAGTTCGTAAAGCTTCTGGCATCTTGAATGAAGCCAAAGGCATGAACATTGTTTTTATAGCACATAGTGAAACAGAAACAATAGAACTTCCTGACCAAGACCCTTATACACGCTACAACATTCGTATGCAGAAAAAGAGCGTGTCGCATTATACAGATAATGTTGACCTGGTTGGCTATTTAAAATTAGAAACACACACCTTTGGTGATGGGGATCGTAAAAAAGCCATAAGCGATGGCACAAGAATACTGGTAACATACGCCTCCGCTGCAAATGTTAGTAAAAACCGTTACGGTATTAGTGATGACTTATTAGTTGTAAACGGCACAAACCCACTTTTAAACTTAATCCCTTCAATCGGAGCATAACAGCATGGCAAATTTTTGGACTACAAGCGACAACAATGCAATTACTACAACTGGTGAATTTACTTCTGGTGGCGGTACTATTGAAAACATACCTGATAACACAACTTGCCTAGCAATGATTGATGAAGCAGGCCTTGCTGAATATCAAGGTGATGAATACATCAGCCTACGTTGGGTAATAGCAGAGCCAGCTATTTATAAAGGCCGTAAAGTGTTCCAAAAGGTTAGGGTTTTTGATGTTGATACTAAGAAAGCAGACAAAGCCAAAAAAATGTTAATGGCTATTGATGCAAATTGTGGTGGTAAGTTAGCATTAAATGATGAAACGCCAAACGATACGGCAATGGCAAAAGCATTACTGCATAAACCAATGCTTATTAAAGTAATGATATGGGAGATGAATGATCGTACAGGTAACTGGGTTGCATCTGTAGCACCACGCAGTAAAACAACAGCCGTACAAACACCAGAGCCAGTTGTAGTTGATGAAGGTCTACACGCTGACGTACCCTGGTAAATAAACCCCATGCACAAGGATGTGCATAACTTAACTATAAATATAAGGTAAATAAAATGACTACGTTAAACAGATTAACCCAGAAACAAGTATGGGAAATTTCAAAAAACATTGAAGCAAATATTGAGCTATACAAAGATGTTGAGTATAAAATTATAGCAAATGCAATGGTTGCATTATGTGGTTATGAAGTTACTGTGGCAAATATTCAGGGAATAAAAGAAGCAACTGGTTTACAAATTGGAAGACAAAGAGAAAAACCAGTTTCATCAATTCAAAAAGACATTCAATATATTGCCAATCTTTTGCTTAATACTGACAAATGGAGGAATGATGAGGTTTTACTCTCTATTTTTAACAAGAATACGGAGCAATAACAATGGAACAACGCACAGAAGAATGGTTTGCCGCCAGGAAGAACCGTGTAACAGGCTCAAGTGTTGGTGCAATACTAAGCATGTCGCCTTTTATGAAGCCAGAAGATGTTATGCGTAACATGGTGCGTGAATATCATGGTTATCCATCTGAGTTTAAGGGAAATGTAGCTACAAATTATGGTAATGATAATGAATCTATTGCATTAGCTGATTACCAGTTAAAGCACAATAAAAAGGTTGAGCTAACAGGTTTCCACAATTATGAGGATTGGCTAGGAGCTAGTCCTGATGGTTTGATTAATGATGATGGTTTAATTGAGATCAAATGTCCATACAGTTTAAGAGATAAAAACCCACCAGAGTTTAAGTCTATAGACTACCAAACCCATTACTGGTTGCAGATACAAATACAGTTGTTAGTAACTGGCAGGGAATGGTGTCATTTCTATCAATGGTCTGCACATGGAGAGATGCTAGAAACAGTTTGGTTTAATCCTTTAGCTATTGATAAATACTTACCGGAATTGCGAGAATTTTATGATAAGTATCTTGTGGAGCGTGAAGCGCCATCCTGCTTAAAGTATCTGCAAGACAAGCGCCAACAGTTGCAATGTGAAGCAATGCTGGAGTTATACCTTGCCGCTACAGAAGAAATTAAGAAGCTGGAGGCAACACGCAAAGATATATTGGCTGAAATAGTTTCCCTTGCTGGTGATAAAGATAGTGAGATTGCTGGACACAAGCTAACACAAGTACACCGTGATGGAGCTATATCCTACGCTAAAGCGATAAAAGAGCTATTGCCTGATGCAGACCTTACTAAATACCAGTCTGCTCCCAGTAGTTATTGGCGTTTAACGTGAAACTCCGTCCCTACCAACAACAAGCGCATGATGCAAATATATATTTAATTGTGTCAGTTATTCCTATATAATGGACTAAACGACACAATGGAGAATAATATGAATAAATGTAATTTTAATAACTGTGAAAGAAAAGCTGTATGTAAGAAATATTGTGATATGCACTATAGAAGGCTTTTAAAAAATGGTGATGTTAATAACTATGGAAATAGAATAAAAGATACAGGAAATATTACAGAAAGATTCCATAAAAAATATATTGTTAAAGAAAATGGTTGTTGGATGTGGGAAGGAAGCACAAGAGCAAATAGCAAAGGTGTTTTATATCCAAGAATAAGTAAAGGCAAAAAAGACATTGGAGCGCACAGGTTTTCTTACATGATGATACATGGGGAAATTAAATCAGGAATGTATGTCTGTCATAAATGTGATACGCCATTATGCGTAAATCCAGATCATTTATTTATTGGAACGCATAAAGATAATATGGCAGATATGGTTAATAAAGGCAGGTCGCATAAAGGAACTGGAGAATATGCAAATAGTTCTAAATTAACAAATGAACAAGCAAAACAAATAAGATCAATTAATTTATCTGGATCAAAACTTGCAAATTTATTTGGGGTTTCTCAAGCAACTATTAGTCGCATTATAAGAAAAGAAACTTATCAAAATGCTTAAGCTAAGAGATTACCAAAATAAAGCCGTAGATGATGCTTTTGAGCATATAAAAATATCAACTGAACCTTGTTTGATTGAAGCATTTACGGCAGCAGGAAAATCATTAATAGTTGCTGAACTTGCTAGAAAAATACATGAGTTTAGTGGTAAGAAAGTTTTATGTTTGCAACCTTCTCGTGAGCTTTGCCAGCAAAACATAGAAAAATACTTAGCCACTGGTAATGAATGTTCAATATTTAGCGCATCACTTGGAACTAAATGTATAAAACATAATGTAGTGTATGGGACTCCAAAAACAGTAGTTAATAAAATACATCGGTTTGGTAATCAATTTGGTGCAATCATACTTGATGAGGCTCACGAATCATTAACACCAACCATATTTAATATTATTGATTCTATAAAAAAACATAATCCTAATTTAAGGGTTATTGGATTAACCAGCACACCTTTTAAGTTAGGACTTGGATATATTTATAAACTTGATTTAAACGATAAACCAATACCAGAAGCGATTGCTAAAAACCCTTATTTTTATAAACTTGTTTGTCAAATATCTGGAAGATATTTATTGGAGCATGGTTATATTACAAAACCTGTTATTGGGGAGATTAATTCAGCATCTTATGATACTTCAGGATTAAAGCTAAATAGCTTTGGTAAATTTGATGATAAAACAATTGATGCTGCTTTTGTTGGTCACGGCAGAAAAACATCGTTAATTGTTTCTGATGTTGTAACTCAATCTGTAAACAGAAAAAGCATTATGTTTTTTGGTGCAACAATAAAGCATTGTGAAGAGATACTTGCATCATTGCCACCAGTAATATCTGCAATGATTACAGGCAAGACAAATAAAAAAGAACGTGAACAAATAATTTTAGACTTTAAAGCACAAAAAATTAAATATTTAGTGTCTGTTGATACGTTGACAACTGGCTTTGATTGTACCTCGGTAGATGTTATAGCTTTACTAAGAAAAACAGAGTCTAGTGCGCTTCTTGGGCAAATTATAGGTAGATCAGTAAGAATACATGAAGGTAAAAAAGATGCTTTGATTTTGGATTACGCTCAAAACATTGATATGCACTTTCCAGATGGAGATTTGTTTAATCCAGAGATTAAATCTGTTTTTAAATCTGAAGGAGAATTGTCGCCAGTTATTTCTGAATGTCCTGAATGTAAATGCGTTAATCAATTTTCTGCTAAAAAGAATGATGAAAAATTTAGTATAAATAAACATGGTTATTTTATAGATTTAGAAGGCAATGAGATAGAAACAGAATACGGAGCTATGCCAGCTCATTGGGGAAGGAGATGTCAAGGTTATACACTTATAAAAGGAAAGTATAGTCAATGCGCTTATCGTTATACGCATAAACTATGCGAGGTATGCGAATCTGAGAATGATATAACTGCAAGATACTGCTCATGTTGTAAGAACGAATTAATAAACCCTAATGATCGCCTGGTGGCTGACTTCCAAATGAAAAAGAAAGACCCAACACAAATACAGACTGATAAGGTTGTTGCAATGCGTGCAACACCCACACTAAGCAAGGCAGGAAATGAATGTTTACGGGTTGATTTTGTAACCGAGTATAGATCGTTTCCAGTATGGTTTACCATGAAGATGCAGAAGCACTACGATGCTTTTATGGCATTTACTGATGGAGGCTTTACAACGCCAAATACCATCACATATAAAAAGAGTGGTGATTTCTTTAAAATATACGACTACAACAGGAGTGCCGATGAAGTTCCACAATGACATACAAGTATTTGGCAACATAGATTTTCGAGGGGAATGTCCTAGTGAATCTGCTGAAGCAGTAACCTTTTTTGCAAAACTACGCAGGGAACACCCAGACAGCTATGGTTTGATTGCAACGCACATTAGGAATGAAGGGTTGCGTACATTCTACCAGGCAACCAAACAGAAGAGCGAGGGGATGACAAAAGGTGCGCCTGATATTATTATTCCGGCAAGCGTTGCGTTCATCTGTGAACTAAAACGTCAAGACCACACCAAGTCAAAATGGCAGGATGGACAGCAAGAATACCTCTTGGAAGCCCAGAAACAGGGAGCTTTCGTCTGTATTGCGCTTGGTTATGTTGGAGCGTACACAGCATTTAATTTGTGGAAAGATAAAGAATCTTTACATTCTGTAAAATAAATATTATTATTTAACCCTACAAACAAATAAATAAAAATAAAGGGGAATAAAATGAATACTGAAGATGAAGCAACAACTTGGTTAAAAGACATGGTTGATTCAGAAACTTATTATCCTGAGTCAAGACAAAGCAGAGCATGGGCAATAATAAATGAATTAAAAGCTAAGTACGCTAATTTAACAGAAGAAGAATGGTCGGAAGAAGATCAAGATCATTTTGAATATGCTTATGAAGCAACTCAAGCAGATTGTCCTGGATATTAAATAAATTTAAACCACCGCCTCAAGGACGAGGCATTAACTACAACTATAAAAGGTAAAAACCATGAACAATAAAACAGCAATTATATTAATCTTATCAGCCTTTACATTAGGTGGCTTTATTGGCGCAACATATACAAAAGAAAGCCATGCCGTACAAATACACAAGACTGGCTCTGGCATGTTTATTATCGACAACAGCCCTAAAGGTGAGCGTATCTACCAGGTGTTGGAGCTACCAACCAACGTGCCTAGCTTTGTAAGTAAAGGAGAGTTCTAATGTTTGCCTATGACGAGCGTGAAGAAGCAAGCATGGAGTTTGATAGCGTAATTGATGATATGCTAACAGACCAAGCATTTGGTGGCAGTCTAGTAGCCCAATCATTTGTAGATTATCTGCAAGCTTTAATTAACGCTGACATAATAGAAACAGACGGATCAGATTTCTTTCAGCTATTAGAAAATGCTACATTATCCACCAAGTACACAGATATTAATGTGCTAGTCCAAAACGCCATGAACTGGAAAGCATTACAACTAATAACTTTTTGAAGGGAGGCAACCACTCGCCAGCCGTAAAAAGCTGGCTTTTTTTTTAGGATAAAAGATTATGAAAGATTACAAGAACCCACCATTAATACCATTTACAAAACACCAAAAGATATTATTGATTGCAATGACAGTTGCATTTATTTTGTTGGTGATAGAAGGCATTTGTTTATGATGACGGAGCAGGAACGGATTATAAAAAGGAGGGAACATAACCAGCGTTACAGACAAGAAAACAAGTTATCAATAAATGCTCGTGCAAGAGCAAAAACATTGAGGTCAAAAATGCCCAATATGCCAGTTATAAATGTATCGTCAAACATGACCAAAAGAGAAATGGCTAAACTGGTTGGCGTTAAGATGTTAACCCTTGAAAAAATACTTAAGGATAAGAAATACTGCGCTCCAAAACATACTGGTGTGCATTTTGACGGTACTGTTCTTTATAACAGAGCGGCAATTATGGAATGGCTACCCTACGTTCGTGAAGCATCAGCGTTTATTGGCAAAGGCAAGCCAATTAAGATTACTGGCATGGCTGCACAGATAGTGGAGTTTATGCACAAAAATAAAAAAGTAGAATTGTTTTGTAATGAACTAAGACGCAAACAAATGGACATGAGGATTAACAATGGATAGGGATATTGATTTTGCATTGATGCTCCAAGTGCTACATGTAAAAGGTTATAGCCTGGCAGACATAGCCAGAAAGACAGGCACATCAATGAGTACGCTGTCAACCGTTAAACAAGAATCTAAATGCCCACCAGCAGGGTGGTTAGAAGCAATTAATCTTCTTGATTACTGGCTTAAAGCAACAGGGGAAAACCCTCCGAGGGTTGGGGATCATATTAGTGTAGAGGTGTGTGATGACTAAAATAAAACACCCACTATCTGATGAAACAGCACGCTGTCTTGGTAGCAACTGCGATAAAAAACAAGATTGCCAACGCTACCTAACCATTGAAGTTGATACCAAAGATTATATGTGGCACATGGATGCAATGAAGGAATTAAAAGAAATGGATTGCAGTTTTTTTATAGATTTTCGAGGAAATTATTATGACTATTGAAAGAGAGCTATTGAAACAGGTTGTTGAAAATTTTGCTTATGTTCAGGATATGCACTTGATAGTCGCAATTCAAAAGCTACTTAACCAACCTGAGCAAGAGGCTGTTGAGGATAGGATTGCGAGGTGGCATCGGCTGGGGTACGAACAAGGTAAAAAAGCTTCAAAACGTCCGCCATTAACACGACAACAAATAAGCGAGGGTAATCAATCAATGCTTAATGTTACGAGAGATGCTTTTGTAAACGGTGTTAAGTGGGCTGAAAAAGCACACGGTATTGGGGAAAATTGATGAATAAAGAAAGAGAGTTGTTAAGAAGAATATCAAGCCATAGTGAGTCTAGGATACCTGCCCATTTTATTTACGAACTAAAAGAACTACTCGCCCAACCTGAACAAGATCAAATATTCAAGGTGATTGAGAAAAATAGGTTTAACGAAGGATTAATGGTTGGGCTTGAGTCATCAAATAGGACACTAGTAGAGGCTGCAGAAGCCAAACAAGACTGGTTGAAAGACAATGAAAGATTAACCAATCTACTGCTTGAAGCGGAAGATAAAATTCAAGAACTACTCGCCCAACCTGAGCAAGAGCCTGTCAACTTTGATTTAGAACGGATGAAGCTGGCTGTAGAGTCACCTGTGTCAGATGTTACGGTAGCAGGTTTAATAGATAAGGTTAAAAGTAATCGTGAGCATATTGTTGATGTTACCGATAAGGTAGAGCCTGTGGCTTGGATGTATGAGTGGTACGAGAATGACCTTGAGTCAACACAAGCATATTGTGGGAGTGAAAAACCATTTAAAGGTGAGATAAAGCAACCATTTAACTTAAGACCTTTATACACAGCACCGCAAAAACGTGAGCCTTTGAGTGATGATGTAATAGCAGATTTATGGGGGGATAAATATGCTGGTAAAACTTTTATGGTTCGTAACTTTGCCAGAGCAATAGAAAAAGCACACGGTATTGGAGTAGATGATGAAAATTAAAAATAAATGGTGTCGTCTAGCATGGTTTTTAGATGCTAGAAGATCATGTAATAATCATAAGTTTGAGTATATTACACGTGACCAAAGGGTTACTAAAGCAATGCACAGCATGTACTGGAGAGAGAAATGAGCGTTGAAAGCGCACGATTAAAAGAATCATTACATTACGACCCTGATACTGGTATTTTCACAAACCTTAAAAGTAGGGGAGTTGCAAAAAAAGGATCTGTTGCTGGATGTAAAGATTCAAAGGGACATAGTCAAATTATGCTTGATAATAAACGATATCAAGCTCATAGGTTAGCATGGTTATATGTTCATGGTAATTTTCCAGAAAAAGATATCGATCATATCAATGAGATTAAAACGGATAACCGTATAGTTAATTTAAGATTAGCTACTTCTCAAGAGAATCACCAAAATCAATCAAGTCCACAAACGAATAATACATCTGGATTTCGTGGTGTTACATGGCATAAGCAACATAGAAAATGGGTGGCGCAAATAATGGTCAATAGAAAACATAAACACTTAGGATATTTTGACACTGCTGAACAAGCTTCTGAAGCATATGTGACAGCTAAAAGAGAATTACACCCGTTTTGGGCTTATGACACGGCAGACTTGATGTTGGCAGAGAGGGAGAAGAAATGATTAGTGAAAAAGAAATAGAAGAATACATTGACTCAATACGTTCATCATTATTTAGTGAGGAATACTACTCAGCAGAATGGGAAGAAGGTTTTGAAGATGGTGTTAAATGGGCGGAAAAACAACTGGAGGAAAAACAATGAGTAAAGGTTCAGCGCAACGTCCTATAAATGATAGGAAAAAGTTTGAAGAAAACTGGGATAAGATATTTGGTGATAAAAAGAAAGAGGAAAAGAAATGAAAAATTTATTTTTAATATTGCTATTAATACCAATTATTGTTTTAGCTTGCGATGATGATGCTGGTTATGATTTGGCAGCACAAGCACGTACAAGTCAAATAACAAACGAATTACGTCAACAGCGTCAAGATGCTAATTATAATGCTTATATAAATGAACTTAATCAAGATAGACAAATACGTCAAGAAAGAAACAACGCTTATCAAACACAAATGATTTTGCTTGATGGTCAATTTGTTCGTAAATAAAAAAAGGGAGTTGGTTAAACAACTCCCAAAGCTACAGAGCGCAAACTAATGAAACCAACAATTAACTGTGACGTAAAAATTCCAAAAAAAATGATGGAAGCACTTAATTTATATGAAACACATTGTGTTGTTTTTGACATAAAAACAACTACACAAGAAAAAGTAAAAGCATTCATAACAGAAAAATATAATAAAAAACTTGCTGATAAATTTAAGGATGAATACCTATATTAATATCCAAGTTTCTTTAAAATTTCATTTGTTAATATTCCGCCATAAGGCTTCATTTGCAATGCACGAATATCTTGCTGAGATGGATTTTTAAGGTCTTTAATTCCTCTATACTCAGCAGCATTTGTTAATAATTCAAAAGCATTAATATTTTTATCTAGCTTTCCTATTCCTTCTCCAGGTACGCCATAAGGATAAGCATTATGACCTGATCTTGAAACTAATTTATTTCCAGAAAAAATCATTCCCATATTTTGCAACTCACCATCTGGTAATGTTAATTGATATGGATCAGAAACAGCAAGTCTAGCTTCACCTATGCTTAGTCCACCTGCATCACGGTAATTTTTATCAAGCATCCTTTTAAGTGCTTTACGAGTTTTATCTGGTGCAGTTCTAAATTGATTTAATCCTTCTTCTGATCCAACTCCTGAAAACTTAGGTATAAAATCTTTTATTTGCTTATTTACTCCTCTTTGCGCTGTCTTGCTCATATTATTACTCATATAACGGAGCATTGTTTCTCCCGTCATATTTGCAAAATCACCTCCTGTTGGAGCCATTCGCCATGGCATATATAAAGGATCTTTTCCTGTAATTTGTTTTAAATAGTTTGCTTGTTTTACTAAAGCATTGGATGGAGATTTTGCAGAAGCCCAAACTTGACCAGGATTATTAAACATATAATCTTGTCCACCTTGCAAATTAGTTCCTACAGGAACTCCATTTATATATTGCAATTGACCAACATTAGTTCTATCTGACATTGACGTAATAAAAGGGTATCCTTCATAGTCAACCAATGATACCTTTGGTATTTCTATATCAGGAACATCTACAGTTGTTTGTAAATTTTTTAATTTCTCCTGTTCTCTTATGCGCTTATCAAATCTTGGATCAAAACCAATATCCCCCATTCTTGTATTTTTTATAGCCAACGCCATACCAGCCATGCCCATACCATTACCCAACGCCCAATCAGCTAACTTCTTACTGTATTCTTGGCTTTTAGCATCTTGTGTATTAGTAAACTGTGGTGGTACAAGGTTTTCAAGACCTTTAGTAACATTAGATGCTACTCCAGTATATCTAGGATTGTTATTAAATAACTGACTGTAATCTTGACCAGCAGATTTTAAACCATTAACAATTTCTTCTAATGTCATCAACGATCCTCCCTGGCTTGGTATAATAAATTTCCAGTAAGTGTTGGATCAATATTTAAATAATCAAACATACCTTTTAACTTTTTAGATGTTTTTGTTACAGGTTTTGATAATAAACCAACACCATAAGCTGCTTCACCCATTAATCTAGGTGATTGTGCCATAAGCATAGGTACAGCCAATGGTGCGCCACCAACCGCATAACTTCCTATACCTGTTAATCCAGCATTTGCAAGACCTCTTGGAGTCCATGAGTTAAGTGCTTGACCTGCTATTGCAGAAGTAAGTTCATTCCTTCCTTGATCTTCTAAAGTTTTAAACAGATCAAGTCTATTTCCATAATTTGTATTAACATTATTACGCATTAAAGACTGTAGTTTACGCATCGCTGTATCTGGATTGCCAGACTGTTTTAATGAGAATGTACGGTCTATTTCATTGATTAAATCAGATGCCTGTGAATAATCCTTCATCACTTTTGAATAGGTTGGTGCTTGATTAGATATTTCATTCTTTACTGAATCATAAAGATTTTTAGCTACCATTCTTGCAGTCTTTTCTTCGTATGGAATAGACTCTTGTATTCCACCTATTCTTTGCTTAAGCGAATCAAGACCTATTGGCGTATGATATTCAGCAGGATCTAAATTTTTCCAGTTATTAATTTCATCAGCTATTTTACTAAAAGCAGTAAATGCAACATCATTCTTTGGTTTTCCTTTGAATGTTACCTTGTCATATGTATTTGCTAAAGTATTGTCTATCTTATTAAAATCTAATATTGATTTATCATTAGATATACCAGCTATTCCTTGTTGATATGCTTGTGCTTTTGTAGCACCCATATCAGCAACATTTTGTTTTGCCATATCTAAAACATCCTGCATAGGAACATTGCCCCGCATGTTTCCTAAGAATGTTTCAGCCATCTTTCCACCTTCAGTTCCTGCTCTAGCTGCTGTTTTTAAACTTTCTCCGCCTGTATGTGTTCCAACTCCACCAATCACATTTGCAAGACCTCTACCAAACGAAGGAGTTGCATTAACAGCAATAGATAAAGGATCAACAATGCGTCCTGCGCCTGCTACAATATTACCAACTTTAGTCAACGCTGGAATTTTTGAAGCTAAAGAACCACCACCTGTTAGCACTGTTGAAAAATCACCTAATACGCTTGCAGGATCAGATGCTAAAGCTTCTTTAAAGTTTTCCACATTACCATAGCGTGATTTATAAAAATCAACGACAGCGTTTAATTTAGCAGGATTATTGCGTGTGCTTTCTGGCATCATTTGAACAATAGCATCAGGAAGCACTTTCTGAAGCACAGCATTGCCTAAATCTAAAACACCTTGTGCTGTATCAACAGGATGTAAAACGCTAGACACAACGTCACCAGCTACGCCAACAGTAGATGATGGAAGATTGGAAACGCCTCTTGTTGCTACCTTTAACCATGATTGTGGTTTGTTTTCTTGCATGGTAGGTTTTAACGGCAGATCATACTTATCAGGAGATACCCAACCTTTGCCATTCCAAACATTACCGCCTAATGTATCACCAGCCTGTAGGCTGGCTTCTTCAACTTGCTTTCCACTATAATCAGTTCCTTGTGCAGCTAATTCTTTTGCAAACTTTGTGGCATGCTCTGTATCGCCTCTTTGTTGCGCTAGATAAAATGCTTTTTGTAAATCACCATAGGAACTCATTATTGATTCTCCATTAAGTATTGTTCAGCAGATTTTAAACCACCTCCTGTTGATGGAGAATATGATCCATAATCTGTTTTAGGTAAAAACTCTGGAGGTATTCCAAGTTTTAAACCTTCTATTGCAGTTCTTCTTGCATTAGCTTTTTGTTCCTGTATCTTTTTTGATTCATTTGGCTGTGGAAAATATTGTTTTACTCCACTTGCAAATTCAACATCACCAATAACAGCACCAGACTCAGGTCTTAATACAGAATTAAGGAATTGACGTTGAGCCTGTAAAACACGTTGGTCATTTTCACTTATAGCAGCATTAGCTATGTCACCTAAGATTGGTGTATTCTCTAAATATCTAGCACCTTTTACATAAGATGGATCATATTTAGTCCCAACTTCAGATAAAACCTTATCTGCTTGCATCATTCTTGTAACAAAGTCTAAATCTTTTCTTTGCCAATCTTTTAATTCAACTGGTGCAGGTGCTTTGCTAATAACACTAATAGCTCCTTGTGGATTAACTTGTGCAACATCTTTTTCATTAAGACCAATTTCTTTGTTTTGCGCTGGTGTTAATATATTACCCATAGCACCTGCAGCACCAGTATTAATATTAATTCCTCCATCTGCTTTGTACGGTTCGCCAACTGGTACAGGTTGGTTATTAGCATCAAGATAGAAATTAACTTTATAACCAGGTTTATTAGGAACACCCATAGAATGTAGAGCAGGTTGAGGAGTTGGTTTTGACAAGTTAGTCATCATATCAAAACCTTGAGATGCTAAAGCCTTATCAGGAAGACCAGCAAGACCAATAGCAAATTCTGGCATGGTTATTTGTCCACCCATTAATCCTGTTCCTTTAGTTGGCATTACTGCACCCCTAAATGGTATTGGAATATTATTACCAGCAGTTCCTTTAGTTCCAATCAATTCACGCAACTTTGCAAATGAATCTTCTTGTTGATTTTCTTGTCTTCTATTAGCAGAAACTTGAGCAATCTCACTTAAACTCGGAGGATTCCAGTATTGAGCTTGTTCAGGAACTTTTGCAACAGGTTGGTTGTTACTTTGCATTAGATATGAAAGCATCTCACCAAGACCTGAGCTTGAATTTTGTTGAGGTTGTTGTCGCTGGACAATATCACCTCTTAACATATCAACAATATTAAATGCCACTACGCACCTCCCATTAATCTTCTAAATAATGACATCATATCTTCGTTTGGATGAATAGCACCAGGCATTTGAGGCATAGTAGCTTGTGGAATACCTGTCTGTGGAAGCTGCGCTACACCAACAGAAGTCATTGGTTGTCTTTGTTGTTGAGGCTGTTGTTGTTGCATAACCTGTTGCATCATTTGATTATACATCGGATCGTTGGCTTGTCCTGCAACTAATCCAGCAGAAACATCTTGTGGTTGCGCCCATTTCTCCCAACTACGATTACTTTGTTTTTGTGCAGGAATGGTTGCTGTTGATCCTATTGTTGATGACATCATAGGATTAGTAGTTGTAGGTGATCCTGTTAATGCTTGATTTAATGAACTTTGTGGCAATACAGCACCTGCAACCTGTCCAGACATGGCATTGCCAGAACCTCCCATAGGATTCTTTCTTAGTAAATCAACAAGACTTCCACCGCCACTTAATAACTCCAATAAACTACCCATTACTTAGCACCTCCACCGCCACTCATACCCATAGCATTACTGTTCCCAGAACTGCTACCTGAATTAAGCACTGTTGGTGATCCTAAAGCATTTGCATAGTTACTAATGTTTTGCCACGGCATCATGCCAGGAGCAAAAGAACCCATACCAAGATTTTGCATATTCTGTCCCATACCTAAAGCACCAGTAGAAACGCCTTGCTGTTGACCTAACATGTTTGACATTAGTTGCTGTCTAGCAAGTGTTCCTTGATCTGCCTGTTGTGCAATGTTAAGTTTGTTTTGCAAGTCTTTATCAAAAGTATTATAACCAACATCTGCTAAATTCTTTTGCAGATTACTATTAATGTCATACATGCCTTGAGAAGTTGCTGTTCCATGTCTTGACCCACCAGACATTCCAGAAGCTGCTGCTCTTGCATCAAGATTAGAAAGCATATTTGCAGTTGCTCTATTGGCATCAGCAGCATAACCAGCTTTCATTGCATCAGCATAGGTATTACCCTGTCCACCCATCATCTGGGAATAGATGCTTTGTGTGTTAGTTGGAGCATTTAACGATTGCTGTAATGACTCAGAAAGTCTATTGGCATTATCCATATTTTGATATACACCACCACCTAACTGGTTTTGCCATGCTGGCATTGCAGCTTGGTTTGTTTGGTTAATGTAATCTTGCGCTCCACCCATTTGTTGATTAATGGTATTTCCAACATTACCATAAGTACCTGCTGCTGCATTGTACATCTTAGTAAGCGCGTCAGATTGCCACTTAGGTATTTTTTGTTGAAACTGACTTTGGTTGTTTGCGTTGCTTTGATTATAGCTTCCACCACCTGACATGACCTTCTCCTTATGCGAAAGTGTTGTTGAAGCCGTCTATCCATGCTTGGTAAGCAGGAACACTTGCATCAAATGGATTAGTACCGACAAGCAAGCCTGTTTGAGCTGCTCTACGTCCATCACCCCATGCTTCATTTAGTTTAAATGAGTTTTTATATATTTTTACAGACATGTTATTCCCCTAGTTTTAATCTAACTGTTGATGATATTTTTTCAAATCCTAATCCTTTAAGATACCTTAACCAACCATTTCTAACTGCACAACCTCTGACTTCTGTGCAGTTTAAGTCTTTTGCTATAGCTCTCATTACAAGCACATATTGTTCAAACCATGCACCCATTTCCTCACCACCAATGGCGTTAATATGGAGGACACGCAATCCTTCTGAAAGTTCTCTTACTTCTAAAGTATGAACTGCAACAATGTGTTCATTACGACAAATAAGAAGTGCCATATTGTTTCCTGACAATAGGACTCTTTTTATTCCTTCCTCAGTAAGCTCACCGTTTGATATTTCAATAGCCTTTTTAAGATGTGGAACAATCTTTTCCCACAATACTTCTACTAATGTTGGTGGTAATGCTACTATATTGTAATTATTCATTGTGCTACATAAGTCATTGTTACTACATTAGATGCAGTTGATGGTTTAGTTGGTGTTGAACTTGCAATATAAGATTGTATAGTTACGTTTGCACTTGTTGTAGACCATACAATTTCAACATATTGTCCTGCATTTAATCTTAAAAAGAAGTTCCAACCTTTAATATCATGAAATGGATCACCTACAGATTTACGAGCTGGCAGTCCAATAAGACCTGTTGAACCAACAACATCAACTCCATTTATTCTTAACCAGATAAAAACATCTTGTGGAGCATTATCAACATTTTGAAGCTGCGTACTGAATTGTATGTTATATAACCCTGCATAAGCAGCAGTTATTCTTGAACTGCTTACTATACTAACATTACTACTATAATCAGTAGTATTAAATGTCATTAGATTAGCAGTATTTGCAGTAACTGTATGAGTTAAAGTATCTGAAAATGCACCATAAGGAGCAGATGACATTGATGATAATGATGTCCAGCCGTAAGACGTGTATACCCATGCTCCTTCATAAGTAATATCTGGCAGTATTGCATTAGCAAAATAATAAATTTTACCTACATGCGGTTTTGCTGGTAATGCTGTTAATATATTAAGATTCCCTAAGTCATCAGCTTTATAATTAACAGCAGTAAGTTGTCTGACTAGATACTCTTTAAGTTCTGGTGTTGTTGTAAAAGGAGGTTGTTCCATTATTTACTACCTTCATAATATTTACCATTTGGTGCATGTAAGAACGTACCTTTCTTTTCCTTAGTATTAAAATAGGTAATCAAATCTTTTATTGGCGTATTTTGTAAATTAAATTGTGATGGTTCAAAACTCCATCTATCCATGCCACCTTTTAACCAATTACCACCCTGCATATCAGGTGCAGAATAAGGGCTAAATGTACTGAATGTTATGTGGTTAGGTAGTTTAAACTCATCTTTTAAATGACCACCATTATCTAAATAATCTTGTATTGATTTATATGGAGGAGGCACACCATACTTTTTAAGATAACTATCAAGCCCATAATCAGGATTTTCTGCTGTAGGTTTATCAATCTGACCAAGCAGTTGAGCTATTAATGTGCTATCCATTATCTAAGCCCATTAATTACATATTCTATATCCAAACCACTTAAAGTAAATGGCAGTAAACCCGTTGACTTGATGCGCCATGATAATAGCTTCCCAGTGGTTCTAATATCCACTTTACGCATGGTCTTAGGATTGAATAATACTTCAGGTTTCCAACGTACTGCACCACCTACAAAGTCTTGTGAGCCTAACTGTATGCTAACAGATTCGTTGGATGTTAAGTGTGGGTATACACTTTGTGTTGTTGTTACCACTTCCTGCCCTTCTAAGGCAAAACTAAGCCTTTCTAGCAACGTATTTTGAACAGTAGTGTTGTCGTCTAGTTCTAATGAAACAATCGCACTGTTGACGTTATTTGTACTGACAACAGTCTTAGAAAATACTGATGTTGAATCATATGTCCAAACCCTTGATGACGTATCCCATGTATCTGAAATATTATTCCATAGCAAAGGAACAGAAAGATTCACACCGAACGTAAGACCTGTTGTTGTGTTTGGTATATTACGAATTGAAGTAGTACCATCTACATAATTAAATATAAACGCAATATTAGGTAATTTATTTCCTACTTCTGGAATACAAAACCATATCTCTTTGGTAATAGGATTGGTTAAAGCAAATGAATTAGCAAAATAAGTTGTATCAATGTTGTTAGTTAATCGTGTTTTTAACTGTTTATTTAAAATAGACTGTATAGAGTTTCCATCATTAGATAATATATCGCCATCAGATAAAAAGTAATGTGATCCATTGGCTTCTGCTACACAGTTTTTAGCCAACAATCCATGATTAGTCGTTAATACTTGACGTT